ATCGGTCGTAACAGTGGTGAGTATGCCGGATGCCCAAACGAGGGCCTGTCCCACGACGTAGGTGTCGGCGTTGGCCGGAAGATACTGCACAGGCGGCATGTGGCCGTCATTGGTGCTGTGGATCTTAAATGCCATGTTTTTTCATTCCCTTCTGCCGCCTGCACGGGCGGCCTATTTTCGTTTTTCCCTGATGTACTTGTTGTAGTGCTTCTGGATCTCGGCTTCGCTCATGCCGGGATTCAGCTCCCTGTACAGAGCGAGCTCGTCGCTCGGCACTGTCACGGCGCCCGCTCCGCGGGTCGCGGTCGGCGAAAGATGGTCCTTGCTCCTTGCGCTGTTCAGCGCTGCCTGCCTGGAGGCCTGCGCCATGCCCTGTGTCAGGCTGTCGATGTTCGCCAGCTTGTAGGCGTCCACCAGGTCGAGACCTTTCTTCACGAGCTCGTAGAAGCGCGGGTACGTAGGCATCTTCGTCAGATCTCCGAGTTCCCTCACCTCGGGGTTCAGCGCGCCGATCTGCTTCATCTGCTCGTCGAGTTTCAGCTTGGCTTGTGCTTCGAGCGCCTGGCGCTTCGCGGCTTCCGCTTCCTCTTTTAGCTGCTGCGCCTGTTTCACTTCCGGCAGCGTCGCTATAAAGCGGTTGAACTCTTCGTCCGTCATGCCGGCCTTGCGCATCAGCCTCGCCTTCGCCTCAGTCTCGTAGCGTTGCCTGTATGCGTCGTACTCCGCCTTCGTCGTGATGGGCTTCTTTGTGTAGGGATCCACGAGTCCGCTCGTCCTGAAGGCTTCGTCTATCGCTTTCTGCGCTTCCTGTTGAGCTTCCTGCTTCGCCTGGGCCACGGCAGCGTCGATAGCAGCCTGCTTCTCTGCCTCGCGCCTCTGGGCTGCGTATCTGGCCCGCTCTTCCTTCGTCTGGGGCTTCTTATCCCCGGACTCGTTCTGCTCCTCAACATCGTCCCCGGTTTCTTCTCCGGTTTCGATGGGTTCTTCTTCGTCTTCCTCCGCGGGTTCGGCGGCCTCCCGCTCTTGTTCGCCTTCGTCGCTGTCCTCGGCCGGCGGATCGGCGGTCTCCGCCTCTTTTTCGCCTGTGCTCTCCAGACCGAATAACGCGGCGTAATCAATGTCATCTGGCATTGGGTTCCTTTCTGATAGTGGATTTTTCCGCTGTTCCTGCGTATTTTGTTTTGGATTTTTCCGCTGTTCCTGCGTGCTGCTATAGCAGGTGCTATAGCAAGTGCTGTAGTCCGGTCTGCGCTCCGGCTACTTGCCGGTCCTGAGGTCGTTGCCGGTCTTCACCGTGCCCTTCTTCGGGTCAGTAGTCTGCTTGGGCGCTTTGACGTTCTGCGTCCCGCCGTTCTTGATCCTCCCGACATATGCGTCTCCCATTGTTTCTCCTCCTTTCTTGGGTACTGTTCATTATCGGCCGTTACTGTCCGCCGACTCCCGCGTCTTTCATCGCCTGCTGCCTTGCGGCCCGCTCTATCTGCGCCGCGAGCTCCGGCGGCAGCTGTCTGGATTCCCTTCGCTGCTCAACGGTCCTCTGTTTCTCCTGCATCTCCGGGCCTTCCGTCATGGCCACCTGTGCCTGCTGCTGGGCCTGCAGCATCTGCATCTGCCGCATCTGCATCTGCTGCTGTTTCCTCGTCTCCTCCTCGATGTATGCCCGCGTCTCTCCCGCTCCGGGGTAGTGCAGCATCTCCATCTTCGACCAGAACAGGATCAGAGTAGCCGGGTTCGTAGGATCCCCGAAAGCGCCTGTCTGCAGGTTCATCCGCGTCTCCTGCCACATGGCCTCCCGGTTTGAAGCGAGGGGCGCCGTGGTGTCGCAGGAGAACAGGAACCGGTCGTTCCAGCACCACTCGCCGGCGGCGTCCTGCTCGAGGAAATCGTAACGGTTGAAGGTGTCGTACTTCCTCTTGCCGTGAATATCCATCGATACGACGGGCCTCGGCTCGTCGGCGTAGGCCAGCTTGAACTTGAACATGGCCTCGAACAGTTTGGCGTAGGCAGCGTGCTTCATCACGCGCTTTGATTCCAGGCGCCCTGCGGTCTGCGCCGCCGCAAACTCCTTCGCCTTGCCCGAGGTCGCGGTCCTGTCCTGCCTGCCCTGGAAACTGTCCGTAACGCCTATGATCTGGCGCGATTCCTCGTATGTCTGCCTCAGGTACGTCAGATCCTGCTCTACGTTCCCCTGCAGGTCGTACACGTCGATCAGGTTCTTTGTCGCGGCGTTCCCGGGCCGGATCACCTTCATATCGTCGGCGTCCACTTTGATGCTCGCCTCGTCCGGCAGCGTGATGTAGCTGCCGCTCATCAGCAGCTTGTCGATGATCTTCGCCTCGATGCGGTTTATCGTGTTCTGCTGATCCGCGATCTTATCAAGATCCGAGTCCCCGAGCAGCTGCCCGAACAGGCTCACGTTCTTCTGCAGGACCACGGGATATATGTCCGGTTTGTAGAATGGGATCCTAGTCGGAACTCCCGGCATTATGGCTCCCGGTATCACGCTGCCGTCGCTGCGCTTGATCGGCATGAACAGCTCCTCGTGGTCCTCCGCGCTGTCTGTCCACTCGGAGGACCCGCACTGCGGGCATATCTTCTCCCCGTTGCCTGCGGTCTCCGGGATCACGATCGCGATAGCCTCCGGCGGCTGCAGCATCTCAGAAGGCCCCGTACCGCTCGGCAGGCCTGTCAGATCAGGCATCCCGGGCGCGCCTGTAATGCCCGGCATTATAGGCACCGGCGCCTTCGTCGGCTCAGGGTTCAGCGGCTCCACGGCCCCGCAGGACGCGCAGCGTCTGAGCCTCCGTGCCTGATAATCATCGAGATCCTCGAGCTGCGTGTTGTTCACCCAGCTGTAAAGGCCTATCCCGCCCTTGTCGTTCCGGTAATACGCTATGTACTGCGTCACCAGGTCGTCTGCAGACGTTTCCAGAGCGCCCTTGACGTCAGGCTCCTGCTCTGTCTCATCGATGACGTCGACTTTGTATTTGCGCTTTATGTACTCTTTAGTCTGCGGCATCTTCAGGATGATATAATCCATGTCCTCGACGGAGGTATATACTCCGTCCTGAGGCACGAGCTGTTTCGGGTGCAGCTGCGTGATCGACAGTTCCCCGACGGTGTAGTGCGTCCTCTTCGTGTTGTCCCACTCAACCAGGAATGCCGCGCCTCCCTGTATCGGCACAGTCCGCTCCATTATGTCGTTGATCTCCTCAAAGGGCAGGGCGTCCATCTCGTTGCGCAGCATGTCCTCGATCAGCTTTGCTAGGTGCTCGTCCTTCTCTCTGCAGGCGGTCACCTTCGGCTGCGGTATGTTGCTGTCAACCTGGGCCTCGATCAGCTCGGCGCAGATGTTGCGGACATGCGGGGTCTTTTCCTTCCTGTCGCCCCGGACCATTGCGCGCAGGGCGTCAGAGCCCCTGTACAGCTCCTCCCGGGCGTCCATCTTCGCGACCTCGCCGTCAAACGCCGCCTGGTTCTTCGATAGGCGCTCCTGCCACATGCGCAGCTTCTGCCTGTCCGTTTTCTTATCTGCCATCTTAGCTCCCCTTACCTCACCTTCGCGGTCTGCCCCAGCGCCCTATCAGCATCTCCCTCTCTGAGGGCGAGGCGTTGTTATAGTCCTCCCACTGGTCCTGCGTCCATACGACGGTCCCGGATTCCTCTCCCGCGCTCACCGACATGCTCTGCTGTGGCCTTATGTAGTGCGCTATGGCGAGGGATATGACGCAGTCGTCGTTTGCTCCCGGCTCCGCCTCCGGCCTCAGCTTGTCGTTTCTCACGAACGTCAGCATCTCCTGCAGCGTGTCCTCGTCGTTCAGCGTGCCTATCTTCTCACGCATGACCTTGATAAGTTCGCCGATGATCACCGGCCTCGTGATCTGCGTGGTCTTGAATCCGAACGCCTGCCGTATGGCGCCGGTGAAATCGTCCTCGATCTCCCTCACGAACAGGTTCCTGTATCCCATGAGATCGAGCAGCTTCACCGGGTACGTGCTGTAGTTTGTCTCGATCCCCAGCAGCGCGGTGTTGTAGTACAGCCCCAGGCAGTACATCTGCCTCGCGTACGTATCCTCCTCGTATCTGTGCCGCAGCACGCATACCTGCTCTCCGGTGATGTTGTCGAGCGCCTGCCCCACAAACCAGTCGGATCCTTCTCCCGCGGTGTCGCCGCCTATGACGTAGGGCCTGCCGGCCTCCGGCTCTTTGTATATCCTGACGGGCCCGTTCCCGTCGTCCACCCACCGGATGTTATCTATATGCACTCCGTCAGGCTGCTCGTCGTACTCGAAATAACCGGTCTTTGGTTGCTTTCCCGCTGCCTTAATGGCCTCGATCCGCTTTGAGATCGCCGTCTTGTTGAACACGGATTTTCCCAATACGCCCCACTGGTTCAGGCAGTAGACCATGTAGTAATACTCGTCCGTGTCCTTGAATCCCTCGAGCACTTTCACCTGGGTCGGGTCCAGAAATCTGTTGTCCTTGTACGTGCTCTCGTGCAGCCTGGCGTCCGGGTCGCGGTTGTCCCAGAATCGCTCCTTCAGCCAGTGGTTTATGGATATGGGGTTGAAGGTAAGGATCATCTGCAAATAGTATGGGGTGACGGTCCTCAGCCTTATGTTGAGCTGGTTGAAATCGTCCCTGGTGATCTCGCTGGCCTCCTCAACCCAGATCCCCGTGATTCCGTAGATGCTCTTGAGCTTCTCGACGTCGTCCAGCCCGGCGAAGATGATCACGCTCCCGTTCTCAAATGTGAGCAGCATGTCAGATTTGTTTACCTTCAACCCCGCGTGCGGATAATACTCGTTCGCCTGCGATATGAGCTGATTGAAGCAGCTCTCCCTGAGCGTCTTCGCCACTTTCCTGCACACGAGCCACCTGTGCCCCGGCTCCGTAGTAACCCGCTCGAGGATCTTCCGACCGGCGAATATGCTCTTTCCGGAACCGCCGCCGCCCCGCAGTACAAGAAACCTGTGCTCGTCAAAAAACAGCGGAATAAAAGATTCGTTGTTCGTTTCCTTTATCCCCTTGTACCACTCAAGGACCGATAGCCTGGTGCTGATCTCCGCGCCGGACATCTCAGCCGTCATCGCTTGCCTCGCCGTCCTCCTTAGCAAGCAGGTCCCTGCTCATCTCCTCCAGTAGCTGCCGCTTCTCCGCCGTGCTCATAGTGGCCGCTGTGTAGGCCTTGGCCGCCTTCGGCCCGAATTCATACTCGTGCTTCTCCGTGTACGTGTATCCGTAGTTGTTTTGAAGATTGAATATGATCCCCTTAACGTCCTTCCGCGTCACCAGTTGCTGCTCATTCCATGCGCGCATGCGCCCCCGCGCACGCGTTGTCGTGTCGGTAAATTCCGGGTGCAGCATTTCGTCGCAATATTCCGCCCAGGTTGACCTGTGAATGCCCAGAAACTCGCACAGGCCTCCGACCGTTGGCGGGATCACATACTCGACGTAACGGATTTCTTCACCGAGATCGTTTAATATAGGCCGATAATCGTAGATTTTGTGCCCATCCGAGTCTTTTTTGCCGGTGTCGTATTTCTCCTGGGCCGTGACCGTGCGGCTGATCGAGGTGAAGTATCGATCAATAGCATCAGAAAGCGCCTTCCTGGTCTTATATTTTTTCGGGCGCCCGGCCAATCCTCTCACGTCCTTTCGTGATATTACTCTACGTATACAACATAGCACAAATGTTGTGTCTTTGTCAATATTTGTACCAACTCCGGGGGTTTTTGCGTCGGGACATTGTGATTCTATACAAAATTCCTCCTTATCTTTGTCTATTTCGGAGATTGACATTACGCCATATATGGCGTATAATGTATAATGTAATCAAGATAAAGGACACGCCGACCCGCCCGGCCAAAGGCGGGAGAAAGGAAAGATCATGAAAAAGTATACTGTGGATTACAAGGC